ACCATTCTGCAAAAATATTTTGAAGGAGGAAAGTTATGCCCAATACTACGATGAAAACCCAAATCCAAGTTCGGCGTGACACAACGGCAAATTGGCTTGCTAACAAAGACGTTGTACCTGCCGCTGGTGAGCCTTGCTTTGACTTGGAGCTTGGTACTCTCAAGATTGGTGATGGCGTTACCACTTATGAGAACCTGAAGGCTATCAGTGGAGCAAGTGCTGCCCATTATGAAGGCGTGAAGGCAGAGGGCGAAAGTGACAACGATGTCATTACTCGCGTTCTGACTGCGGCTGGCGTTACCGCTGAGAAAGATGACATCTTTGTTGTCAAATCTCTGATTGCCGATGGCAAGTATTCTTACACTGCCTATGTCTACGATGGCTCTGTGTGGGCTGCGATGGATGGAAACTACAGCGCCGAGAATGTTTACTTTGCCGATGACCTGACGTACACTGCTGCCATTGGTGTTCTGACCGTTCCGAGCTCTGGCTCTGGTACGATTGCCGCATCTGGCAAGAATGTTAAGGATGTTCTCGCGTCCATTCTGGCGAAGGAAAAGAATCCGACAGCAACACAACCCGCCGTGACAATTACTTGTAAGCAAATTGCAGCGTATGAGGTTGGTTCAAAAGTCACTCCTGCGTACACCGCTTCTCTGAGCGCGGGTAGCTATACATACGGTCCTGCAACTGGTATTACTGCTACCGCTTGGAGTGTAACCGACGGTACTGCTACCAAGGATGCTGCCTCCGGTTCGTTCGATGAGCTGACAGTTGGCGACGCTACCAGCTACGCTATTACGGCTACTGCGACTCACGGTGAGGGTGCTGTTCCTGTAACGAACCTCGGTAATGAGTATGCCGCCGGTAAAATTGCTGCCGGTAATAAGAGCAAGGCGACAGGCAAAATCACTGGCTACCGCAACAGCTTCTACGGAACGCTGGAAGCGAAGGATGGCGAAGTGAACTCTGCACTTGTGCGTAGTCTTAGCGGTAAGAGTGGTAAGGCTCTGGCGGCTGGCAACAGCTTCAACCTCGCAATCCCCGTTGGCGCCATTCGCGTTGTGTTCGCGTATCCCGCAACGCTGCGTGATGTTAGCTCCGTGCAGGACGTGAATGGTATGAACGCGGAAGTCAAGACCGCTTTCACCAAGACCGTCGTTTCTGTCGAGGGTGCGAACGGTTATCAGGCAATCGACTATAAGGTGTATGTGATGGATATGGCTAACGCCAACGATACTGCAAACACCTATAAAGTGACAATCTAATATGGAGGTGACGCATAATGGCTGATTTTGGCAAACTGAATTTCGCGGTTTCATTTAATCCGCAAACTGCGTTCCCTCTGGACGCACGTTATTACTTCTCTTCTCTGAGTGCTGCTGAAGCTGCCGCCGCTACCGCTGTTGAAGTCGGTAGTTCGGACGGCACTTATTTTTATGGCGAAAATGTTTGCGTCGTAACGGAATCTTCCGCCGACCTGTACATTATTCAGCCGGACAAGACCCTGAAGGCAGTCGGTTCTGCCGTCCTTGGCGATGGCAAGTCCATCGAGATTGTTGATGGCAAGGTCGCTCTGAAGGGCTTTGGTTCCGCCACCGCAGGTCAGCAGCCTCGCATCAATGCGGCTGGTACTGCTATTGAGTGGTACACACCTGATACCAGCACTGTTTCCGGTCTGGCTGATACCGTCGCTGGTCATACACAGGATATTCAGAACCTCCAGACTGGTAAAGCTGATAAGGCTACCACACTTGAAGGTTATGGTATCACTGACGCTATGACCGCTACTGCAATCGCGGAGGCAATCAAGGCGGCTATCGCTGAGACTGGTCATGCAAGCTTCACGAAGGTTGATGCAGTCCCTGCGGCTTCTGAAGCCAAGGATAATGTTCTCTATCTCGTGATGAATGCAGATACCGGCTTCTATGATATCTACGCAAAGGTAGATACCGAAGTTGTTCGTCTGGATGATGTGAGTGTAAACCTCGACAATTATTCCACCACAGAGCAGATGAACGAAGCTATTGCTACTGCCATTGCCAACAAAGTTGACAAGGTAGATGGTAAGGGGCTCTCTACCGAGGACTTTACGACTGCGCTGAAAGAAAAGTTGGTTGCTCTGCCAGAGGGCGCAGAAGCCAATTACGTCAAGAGTGTTTCTGACGAGTTCACTGTTTCTGCAGAGGGTAAACTCGAAGTCAAGGAGGTCGCCCCGGCTAAAGTTACTGGTCTCCCTGATGCTCTGGCTGGTAAGGTTGATAAAGTTGCAGGTAAAGGCTTGAGTGCCAACGACTACACCGATGAAGAGAAAGAAAAGCTTGGCGGCGTTGAAGCGGGCGCAAACAAGAACCTCATCGAGATTATCAAGCTGGCTGGTGCCGCGTTGAACATCTCTGAGAAGGCAGTTAACATTCCATTTGCTGGTGATACTGCTGGTGTTGTCACCAGTTCCACCGGAGAGAATAAGGTCGCTGTCGCTGAAGACGGAAGCATGGAGGTCAATAGCCTTAACATGAATAAACTGGTTCAATCTGATGGTGATACACTGATTCTCGATGGCGGTAATGCCGCTGTCTGATTAAAAACACAATGAGCGGAGCTTTGTGCTCCGCTCTAACTAAAACCACATAAAAAGGACGGTAATCATTTATGGCTACTACAACATTTAATACCCGCATTTCTCTGAAGTATGACACCTACGCACAGTGGGTTGAAAAAGACCCCCAACTGCTTGTCGGTGAAGTCGCCGTTGTTGTCGTTCCGGCTGAGACTGGTGCCGTAGCGAAGGAGCCTGCTGTTCTGTTTAAGGTTGGCGACGGCGCACACAAATTCAGCGAGCTGCAGTTCACTGCTGGTTTGGCTGCTGACGTGTACGACTGGGCAAAAGCAGCTTCCAAGCCCACCTATTCCGCAAACGAGATTGATGGTCTGTCCGACTACATCTCAGGCGAGATTCAGGATACTGATACCCAGTACAAGCTGGAGGTCGATGCGGACAATAGCCGCAAGTTCCACCTGTATTCTCAGGCAAAGGGTACATCTACTTGGAATTTGGTGAGCACAATCACTATTCCTGACGAGACCGTTTATACGCTGGCTGAAGGCACTGCAAATGGTACTGTCAAGTTCAATGGCGAAGACGTGAAGGTTCACGGTCTTGGCACTGCTGCCTATAAAGACGAAGGCGCTTTTGACGCGGCTGGCGCTGCGACTAAGGCGCTGGAAGATGCAAAGACCTACGCAGATGGTAAGGACGCAGCAATTGCGGCAGCGAAGAAGGCTGGCGATGATGCGCAAACTGCCGTTGACGCTCTGGATGAGCGCGTCGGTGCGTTGCCCGAAGGTGCTACTGCTACGACCGTTGTTGGTTACGTCGATGAGAAAATCGGTAAGATTCCTGCTCAGACCGACTATACCGTAACTGTCACTCCTTCTACCCCGGATGGCGTGGCAAAGCGCTACAACATCAAGCAGACGGCTACCAATCTGGATGTGAATATCGATATCCCCAAGGATATGGTTGTTGAGTCCGGTACGGTTGAGACAAAGGCTGAGGCTGGTGCATGGGGCGAGGCTGGTACATACCTGCATCTGGTTCTTGCCAACGCTACTGAAGACCACATCTACATCAATGTTGGCAGCCTGATTGAGTATGTCACTTCTGGTTCCAAAGTTGGCGACCAGATTGTGATTGATGTCAGCGCCGACCATAAGGTAACTGCTACTCTTACGGAAGGCTCTGTGACTCTGGCACAGCTCCACGCTGATGTGCAGACCGCTATCGGCAAGGCTCATAGCCATACGAATAAGGCTGAGCTGGACAAGATTGTTACTGGCGATAAGGCAAAGTGGGACGCTGCTGAACAGAAGGCTCACGAGCATGGGAATAAGACTATTCTCGACGCTATCTCTCAGGATAAGGTCGATGCGTGGGACGGCGCTGTTACTAAGCAGCATGAGCACGCAAACAAGACTGTGCTTGACGGCATCTCCGCCGAGAAGGTTGCGGATTGGGACAGCAAGGCTGCTGGCGACCATGAGCACGATATTACCGAGCTGAAGCAGGCTTCCGGTTATATTGTGTTCAACTGTGGCAGCGCCTCTGTTAACATCTGAGCATAAATAAAACACAAGCAACCCCGTCGTGTGTTATGCACGGCGGGGCTTTGCTTATAAGGAGGCTACTGTATGGCTGAATATAATGCACGAATCAGACAAAAGCGAGACACGAGCGCAAACTGGACAGCAAAAGACCCCATCCTTTTGGATGGTGAAATCATCATTGTTGATACAGCCAGTGGTAGCGTTCGTAAGAAAGTTGGAGACGGTACAAAGAAGTATTCTCAGCTCCCCTTTGATGATGAAGAGATGCTGACTGCTCTTGCTGAAAAGTGTGATGCAAGCAATGCTGTTACTGCTACGTTGACCGCAGCAGGATGGGCGAGTGGACAGCAGACACTTACCATTGCTGGGCTTGGTGCAACGCAGAATGGTGTTATCGGCTTGTCTCAGAGCATTACCGATGAACAGCTCTCTGCTGCGTCTGAAGCAGAAATGTATATCTGTGGTCAAGCAGCGGGTTCTGTAACGATTGCCGCAAATGGGTCTGTACCCACTTGCGATATTCCAGTCGTTGTTATCTTGCTTGGTTGAAAGGGCGGTGCAGTAAATGAGTAATACACCAAACTACAACCTCTATTTGACCGATGACAGCTCAACTCGCTTTCAGGAATGGCGCAACCAGATGAATGGAACCGAGAACTCCAATATGGTAAAAATCGATGCTGCCCTTGGTGAGAAAGCAAACAGCAGTGTGGCAATCAATACCACTCTGCTTGCGTCTGCATGGGTTGGTGTCGATGCGCCCTACACGCAAACCCTCACGATTAGCGGGCTTACTGCATCGCAGAACGGCACAATCTCTGTTGCTCATAATGCGACTGCAGAACAGCGTGAAATTGCTCGTGAGGCAATGCTCTCAGTTATCGGACAGGCTGATGGTACATTGACTATCGCCGCTGATGGCGAGATGCCAGAGCGTGACATTCCTGTTTATATCATTCTCTTAGGTTAAAGGAGGGGCGTAAAATGCCTATTTTATCTAACTTCCCCGGCGGCGCAGGTTCAGGCAGTGGTGGTCTGACACTTGCGGCTGTCTCCGGTATTACCACGCAGGTTTCTTCTGGGAAAGTCTATGTGAAGTGGACTGACCCTGATGACCTCGTTGTGGCAGGTTCTACGATTGCTGCTTGGGGCGGCACCCTGCTTGTTCGTAAGGCAGGCTCCGCGCCTACAAGCCGTCGTGACGGCACTATCGTTCTCGATAGTAAAACACGAGACGCTTATAAGAATACTTACTTCTGTGACAGTGGTCTGTCCAACGGAACGAAGTATTACTATAAGTTCTTCCCCTATACAACTGCAAATGCCTACACTGACAGCACGGATGACGAATTCAATGCGATTCCGACTGTTCAGGTTGCAGGCATCACAAGCTGGAATGTTACCGGCATGAGTGCCTCTTCTGAAGCAGGCAACGGCAAGATGACCGTTAAGTGGACTGACCCTTCTGCTTCTATCTCTGCCGATGGCGTGACTCTGGCATCGTGGGCAAGCACCACAATTGTTGTGAAGAGCGGCAGCTATCCTACAAGCAAGGATGATTCCGGCGCTGTTTATACGCTAAAGGTCACAACACGCAACCAATATTTCAGCACGCCGTTGACGATTACCGGTCTGACGAACGGAACGAAGTATTACATTGCTTTCTTCCCAGAGACCACGGACGGCGGCATCAACACCTCTACGTCTCAGCGGACAACTGGTACAGCAAACCGTATCACGATTGCGAACGTACCCGCCCAGAGCGGTACACTGACCTACAATAAGTCTTCTCAGTCTCCGAGTTGGAGCAATTATAACACGACTTATATGACGATTGGCGGTACGACATCCGGCACGAACGCAGGCAATTACACGGCTTCTTTTACGCCGAAAACCGACTATCGCTGGTCTGATGGGGCGACTACCGCCAAGAACGTTGTTTGGTCTATTGGCAAAGCGACTGGTACGTTGACTGTGAGTAAGACAACAATCAAGCTTAGCTTGAGTAAGCTTACTGATACGTTCACGATTGGTGGCAACTACGATGGCACGCTGAGCGTGACCTCCAGCGCAACTGGCGTTGCCACTGTTTCCCGTAGCGGGAATACAGTTACCGTTTCTCACGTCCACCAAACAAATGGCGAAGCTACTATCACCGTGAGCTGCACTGCTGGTACGAACTATTCTGCACCGGCAAGTAAGACTGTCAAAGTTACAGCAGAGTTTATTCTTGCTACGCTGAATGACAACTCTTGGGCGGCTATCCACAGTGTTTCTGGAACTGGCGCAAGCTACTGGGCAGTCGGCGACCGTAAGGCTGTGACTGTAAATGGCACTGTCGGCACACAGGCTGTGAACGGTACTTACTACGCTTATATTATTGGCTTTAACCACAATAGTAGCAAGGAAGGCAATGGTATCACATTTGGCACATTCAAAACTGCTTTGTCTGGCGGCACGGATATTTGTTTAGTTGATGGTAATTACGGCGGTTACTCAACAAACGGCGCCAAGTATTTCAACATGAACCACAGCTCAAACACCAACGCTGGTGGCTGGAAGGGTTGTGACCTTCGCTATGATGTGCTTGGCTCAACGAACACGAATGATGGCGATGCCACAGCAACAACTGCGACAAACCCTGTCGCGAATACGTTAATGGCTGCACTTCCGTCAGACCTCCGCGCTGTGATGCAGCCGATGACTATCTACACAGACAATACGGGCGGTGGTAGTGACAATGCGTCTTATGTTACTAAGACCACAGACTACCTTCCGTTGCTGGCTGAGTATGAGATTTTCGGCACACGCAGCTATGCGAACTCTGCCGAAAAGAACTATCAGGCGCAGTATGCTTATTACTCTGCTGGAAATTCGAAGGTGAAATACCGTCACAGCGCAACAGGTTCCACTGCTTGGTGGTGGGAGCGTTCTCCTTATTACTCCAACAGCATCTCCTTCTGCTTTGTGTACACGAACGGCAACGCGAGCTTTAGCAACGCTTGGTATTCCTCTGGCGTCGCCCCGGCTTTCCGCGTCTAATCCTGCATCAACAGTATCAAGCCCACGGAAGTGGGCGTGTTCAAATCATTAAGGGAGAGGGACGGTACACCCTCTGCGGTAAATGCAAGGGAACCTCGTCCCCCTCCCCATCCTATAATTAGCAAGGGTACACCCTTTGCGATTAGTGGTGAACGGCTCCAGAATAGTGCATTCGGAGCTAATAAATCCAAGAACGAAAGGAGATTCTTATGTCAGTCTTAAAAGCACACAGGTCTGAAAGTAAGGCTGAGTTCGTCAATGTGGCGAACAAAATCTACATCCAAACCATCGCTTTCCTGTCGAGGTTGTCATCTCGGTACTCCCGGCTCGTATCTAAGTCCGTGTCGGAGCTTGCCTCAGAAGTTGTAGACCACGCAGAAAAAGCAAACAGCATCTATCCATCTGATGCGGCACGAAAAGAACTTCGTAAGCAGCATCTGCTCGAAGCGAGAGCGTCCCTGATGGCGCTCGATGTCCACCTTGCGCATTGTTACGACTTGATGATGACGAACCCGTCCGGTTGTTTTACAACCGGTAGTGGAAACTCTGTCGGTGCGTCAGACGCGAAGAAAAAGCTGGAGCACATGGCACAGGAACTTGGTGATTTAATCGATGCAGAAAATGGTCTTTTGACCAATGTGTTGAAAAGCGATAAGAGCCGGTAAACGTCTATGAAAATTTATGGGTGTATTTCTGTAAAACCTGTCGGTTGGGAGTCTTTTGCCTCTCTCTGTTCCACTGCTTGGTGGTGGGAGCGTTCTCCTAATTACAACAACAGCAACAACTTCTGCAATGTGAACACGAACGGCAACGCGAACAATAACAACGCAAGGAATTCCAATGGCGTCGCCCCGGATTTCGTAAACCAGAAATGGTCTGGGTCAATCGTAGTAGCCCAAAGGGTGAACTATGACCCTTACGAAAGGAGAAATACTTCCCGTGATGAAAGTCCGAAACTACCCTTTGATATTTTGACACGAACGCCGCCGGAGTACCCGTGCGTGCATGGCGAGAGATGCATCTTACCTCGTTTCATGTGTCACGAATTAAGCAGATTAGACGATGCCCTACAAGACATCTGTACGGAGGGTGAATAATTTTTATGAGTAGACGTAAAGGACGTTACGAAAGGCGCAAGACAAAGCGCGAAGAGAATAGGTTGAGGCGTGCCGCCGCAGTTGGCGGTCTGCATGATGTCTTTGGATACGATGATATGTACAAAGCCGGAAAGAAATGCTGCAACGGTGTTCGTTGGAAGAATAGCACCCAACGTTTTGAGATGCACCTGTTCTCTGGAACAGCACGCAGACGACGTTTATTGCTTGAGCGAAAATGGATTCCGGGTGCATATGTACATTTCACGATTTCAGAACGCGGCAAGACCCGCCCTATTGATGCACCGAGAATCCAAGACCGTCAAGTCCACAAGGTTTATACCAAGAAGGTACTTCTACCGTTGTATCGTCCTGAGATGATTTACAACAACGGCGCCAGTCTTGAAGGCAAGGGCTTCGAGTTCTCAAAGAGAATGTTAAAAGAGGACTTGCGCTGGCACTTCCGTCGTTATGGACGAGATGGGAATGTGATTCTGATTGACTTCAAACAGTTCTTCCCATCTGTGTCCCATGAAGAAATCTTCAAGCGGCATGAGAAGCTATTGCTGAACCCAGATATCAGAAAAATCGGAGACGATGTTGTCAACACTGTTTCGGGCGGAGTTGGTCTACCGCTTGGTGTCGAGCCAAGTCAGGCAGAAATGATTGCGTTTCCGTCTGCACTGGACAACTTTATCAAATGCCAACTCTCTATCAAGTGCGCCGGTCATTACATGGACGATTATTACGTCATTGTTCCGCCTGACCGAGACGCCAAAGAAATCATGGCTCTGATTGTGGCAAAGGCAGAGAGTCTCAAGCTGACTGTCAGCAAATCAAAGTCAAGAATTGTCCCGCTCACAAAGCCGTTCCGTTATTGCAAAGCAAAATTTATTTTGACCGAAACTGGTCGTGTTGTGATGAACGGAAATCGTGATGGAGTAAAGCGGGCACGAAGAAAAATAAAAGCATTCCGTACAAAAATCCAGAATGGAGAGATGTCATACGACGACCTCTGGACTTCGGTGAACGGAATGCTCGCATACTTTGAATCCTACGACGACCACAATCGTGTGCTTCGGTTGCGTAGGCTTTTTTATTCGGTTTTCGGTTTTTCGCCGGAGCGAATTGAAAACTTTAGAGAAAGAGGAAAAAAGGATGAAATATGTTGTGCATAGACGCTTCAAGGACAAAGCAATTTGCGGCGAAGTAAATCTTCCCGCTATGACCATGTGTGAAGAAACCAATGGGTATATCTTCTACGGTGACAAGCTCCTCTGCATTGCAACAAGTGAGAACGCGCATCAGTTCTTTGCTCGTGACGACGATGACGCAGGTATGCTTCGTGGGAAATTAACACAAGCCATTCAAAAAACGCTCGCAAAGCGTGATGCGAATTATCAAAATCGATGGGACAAGGTCTGGGAAGACCCAACCTGCCAACCGTATAAGCGCATCGAATATGCAGACTTCTGGCTGTGGAACCATGATTTCTTCAACGCCGATATTGATACGCTCCGACACATCGCAAAGTTGGTAGGAGCAAAGGAGGTTGCTTAAATGTATCGAATTATCACACTGGACGGAACCGAGCTTGGTATGACCGACTCCGTTCTGTATATCCAAATTGGCAACAGCGGCAGTTTTACGCCATGCTCTGTTGACGAAGCGATTGGCGTAGCATTCAACAGCGAACCGTATAATCTGGTTGGTCACGACGAAATTAAGGGTGCTGGCACTGTAGTCGTTGCCAAATGTGACGGCGGCTCTTTGGTCGCCCATCAGCGTGACCTCGTTGACGAATTGATTCTTTCCGCGCTGGAGGTGTAATCGATGAAAGAAAAACTGAAAGCCATGTACCAGTCCGGTGCTATCGACATGAATGGTCTTTTGAAGGCTGTCGAACGCGGCTGGGTCACGATGGAAGATGTAATCGAAATTGTCGGAGAGGACAACTCTCTTGCCATTATCAAGGCTGCAAAGATTGCAGAAATTTCTAAGAGCTGTAACGCCATCATCGTTGCGGGTATTGATTTGGAGCTGACACAGGGTGCCGTTCATTTTAATCTCAGCATCGAAGACCAAGCAAATATTGCGAACCTGTTCCGCGTTGTTGAGCTTGGCGGCACAGAGTTCCCATATCAATCAGACGGTGGTGTTTGCCGTATCTACACAGCCGCTGAGATTGCCCGAATCTATATTGCGGCGCAAACTCTTATTACCACTCAGACAACTTATCACAATGCTTTGAAAGCGTATGTACAGTCACTGGACGGTGCTGAAGAAATCTCTGCTGTTACATACGGCATGACGCTGCCAGAACCGTACCTGTCTGAGATGAACGCAAAGCTTGCTGTTGCACAGGCTCAGATGAACGCTATCACAGAAAAGCTGGGCAACTAATATGAAGCGGCTGAAGGTATGTCTCAAACTGCTTGTGCTTGCCGTTATCGGCGGTGCAATCTATGTCGGCATTGAAATGCTTTGGCGTGGGCACAGTCATCCATCCATGTTTATTCTCGGTGGACTGTGCTTTGTTTCTATTGGTTTAATCAACGAGCTCTTCCCGTGGGAATTAGGAATCGTGTGGCAAGCCTTAATCGGCGGAACAATGGTGACCTGCCTTGAGTTTATCACCGGCGTTATCGTGAATATATGGTTGAAGCTGGGTGTCTGGGATTATTCTGGACTCCCTCTTAACATTTTGGGGCAAGTCTGTCTACCGTTCTATTTTGCGTGGGTTGGCTTATCTGTCGTGGCAATCGTGTTTGACGATTATCTTCGTTATTGGTTTTTCGGCGAAGAGAAGCCGCATTACAAGATTGTCTGATTATAAAACAATGCTTTTATCAAGGAGGTGGTTCGCATGAACGCCGACGAAAAAATCTGGCGCTATTTGAAATCTGCTGGTCTGAATGATTTCGGCGTCGCGGGTTTGATGGGGAATCTTTTTGCAGAGAGCGGACTGAATCCCAAGAACCTCCAAAATACATACGAGAAGAAACTTGGCATGACTGATGAAGAATATACTGCCGCTGTCGATAGCGGCAGTTATTCCAACTTTGTGAAAGACAGTGCCGGTTACGGATTAGCTCAGTGGACGTACTGGTCACGCAAGGACGCTCTCCTTGCCTCCTGTAAAGCCGCAGGAGCGTCCGTAGGGGACATGGATGCCCAGCTCAACTTCCTGCTTAAAGAGCTGTCTGTGGGCTATTCTGGGCTGCTGAGCACCCTCAAGAGTGCACCGTCTGTCCGTGAGGCATCCAATGCTGTTCTTCTCCAATTTGAACGTCCTGCCAATCAGGGACAGAGCGTCCAAGAAAAACGAGCCAGCTACGGACAAGCTTATTATGACAAGTTCGCTGGCAAAATCCAAATCAATACACCAGAACAGGAAGGAGGATGCAAGTTGAAAATTGTAGACAACCTGACAACGGTTAACTTCCGTTCAGGCAACATGACTCCGAAGTACATCGTCATTCATTATTTCGGTGCGCTCGGAACTGCAAAGAGTGTCTCTGAATATTTCAAGACACCGGGTATTCAAGCGTCTGCCCATTATGCGCTTGACGAGGGCGATACCATCTATCGCTGTGTCCGCGATAAGGACATCGCATGGCACTGTGGTGCGAACAAGTACAAGCACCCTGAGTGCCGCAACTCTAACTCCATCGGGATTGAAGCACGCCCTTCCAAAATCAATCGCAAGAGGGTTATGGCTTCTGATACTGATTGGTATTTCGAACCAAAAGTTGTGGACAACCTCGTATGGTTGACAAAGAAGCTGATGGCTCAGTACAACATTCCTGCAGACCACGTTATCCGTCATTATGATGTGACCGGAAAACTCTGTCCGAGACCGTGGTGTTGCGCCGACATGAATGTCTATTACAAAACGAGTGGCGACGCACAGTGGGAAGAGTTCAAAAAGAGAATCAGCGACGGCAAAGAGGAGGATGAAGATATGACTCTGGACACATTCAAGGAACTGATGAAGGAGTACCGTGCAGAGCTGCAGGACAATGACTGCGGCACTTGGAGTAAGGAAGCTCGTGAGTGGGCTATCTCCAACGGTCTCATCAATGGCACTGGCACTGAGGTGAATGGTGAACCCAACTATGCTTGGGCTGACCAGCTTACCCGTGAACAGGCTGCTGCTTTGTTCTATCGTTTTGCAAAACTGATGGGTAAAGCGTGATGGCTACATATAGCGGCAGCAGACAGCAAGCAAGGCGAAGGAGAAAACGCACAAGCAAACAGGACGCTTTTTCAAAAAAGCTGATTGACGATATCCGCTCCCTTCTGTGGATTGTTACAGTCGGTGGGTTGCTTTTAGCGTTCTATTGTGTAAAGCGGAACTATACCGGAGCGCTGCCGTGGATTGGGGCAATGGTTGGATTGCCGTGGTCGGCACATGGCGTGGTATGCGCATTTTATTTGAACCTGTGTAAATCTGACCATTCTGCTGGTGGTATCACATTCGAAAGCGCAAAGGCAAAAGGCTTCGTCGAAGACCCAAGCTGGGAGAGTCCAGCAATCTAAGGTGAAGGGCGGCACCTGAAATCCGCCCCACTATCTTTTAGAGAGGAGTTTGCATATGGAATTTATTGTGGAGAATTGGTATGTAATTGTTACTGGCATTGTGTTTATCGTTGGCGGCGTTATGGCTGTCCTGCGTTGGCGCAACCTGTCCACCGACAAGAAGTACGAGCAGATTCGTGGATGGCTTCTGCAGGCTGTTCTTGGCGCTGAGCGCGAGTTCGGTTCCGGTACGGGCAAACTGAAGCTGTCATCCGTTTACGACAAGTTCTGCGAGCGTTTCCCTTGGTTGGCAAAGGTCTTGCCATTTGAAACCTTTAGCAAATACGTTGATGACGCCCTTAGCGAAATGAAAGACGTGTTGAAACAGAACTCTGCTATTGCCTCCATAGTGGAGCCGAAGGAAGGGGAAAAATAATCATCCGAGGAGGTTTCTCTTATGACCGAGCAAGAGACCGTACTGTTAATTGAGACTGAGCAGCGATGCAAGTCCAATACGCACAGAATTGACAACTTAGAAGGTGAGCTGAAGGAAATCCAGAGTGAGCAGAAGGCTATCTATAAAATCGCTACTTCCGTTGAGCTCATTGCACAGCGTGTCAGCAATATCGAGGGCAAGGTGGATGACACCAATCGTAAGGTAGATGCGCAAGCAAAAGCGTGGCAGGAGACCGAACGTAAATTGTCTGAGAAGGTTAATGAAACCGAGAACAAACCGTATAAGCAAATCGCCAACAATGTCAATACTGTCAAGGTTGCAATCATTACTTGCATCTCTACCTTGCTTGTATCTGGCATCATTGGCGCAATCATCGCATTTGGAAAATAATATCTAAGAATATTTTGTGGGTGTAAATATTCTATGAGTAGGCTGCAGCAGGTCTGTCAGCCGTAGCGTTGAAGCAAGTGATGGGGTCAGCGTCCGTACACTTGCGGAGCTTGACTAAGGGTTATGCGGTTCCCACAGGCTGACGTAGGAGAAATCCGAAAGAAAACGCTAACAGAAAATTCATTTGACAAATACCGTTGAAGTAGTCTATAATAATAACACAAGGAGCGCCTGCTGCTAACAAGCGCCCCATGCGGTGGAAACCCAGACGGTTGCCACAAACATACATTCTTACTGGGAAGAGGGTTTAACCCTCAAACAACAGTGAGCCGCTCTGCTTGCGACAGACGGCTCACTTCTTTCTGTTACGGAACTTGTCCCATGCTTGGATAAGAATCCAGCAGATAGACGCAATCCAAAAAACTTCTTGAAGAGTTATGTATGGTCACCTCCCTGAGAAAAATTTCCCGCGAGGGCTACATACACGCCTCCATTCCGCACTCGCGGGATGACAGGCAACCGTCTTTTTAACCGTACACCGTCTACAAAGGAGATGGGCTATGACTGAACCCGGAAACTCGACGTGGACGGTGGATTCCACAAAAGCCATTATAAAGGACTTCGGTGTAAATGTCAAATAGACAAGATATATGAGAGCTGCTGTTGAAGCACGCTCTCATTTTTTTGTGCGTTGTCACGAATACTATATATTTTTCGGGACAGATTTTGCTAAAAAGAAAAGGGCAGGAATGGGATTTTGATTTCCCAAACCTGCCCTTATTTTTTACGCTGATATATGTATGATGGCTAAAGAAAGCACCCCGTCAAAGACGGGGCACTCCTTAGTAGCCATGTTGAATTCAAAGTGAATTGGTGTAAAAGTGGTGTCAAACCAGAGGTTGCATCACCTGTAACCGTTGTGCCACAACGCTTTCTTAGCTCTGCGGCTTCATCGTCGGGATTTTGAAGAGCACAACTTTGTCATGTTTCATCACGCCTCATCTTCCCCTCGATCCCCTAATAACACTGGATTTTACTTTCCATCATGTTTTATCTTACCCCGTCATAGGATAGGCAAATGGGGTAAAATTTGGGGTAACTCCCGTGCCGTTTTGAATACACATCAGATGGTAATACATTATAT